TGGCTTTTACGCAATATACCAACCTAGATTTTGAGCAGATTAAAGCCTCTCTGCGCGAATATTTGAGGGCAAACTCAAACTTTACGGATTTTGACTTTGAAGGATCGAACCTTTCTATCCTGATAGACACACTGGCGTATAATTCGTACATCACGAACTATAATGCCAACATGGTAGCCAATGAGGCATTCATTGATAGTGCTACTTTGCGTGAGAATGTAGTTGCTTTAGCTAGAAATATTGGTTATGTACCTTCATCTAGAAAAGCTGCTACTGCAAATGTCACATTTTCGGTAGATTTGGGCTCTGGCACAACAAAGTCCACCGTAACTCTGAAGGCTGGTCTAGTTGGACTTGGTAATTTTGCGAATACAAACTATACTTTTGCAGTTCCAGAAGATGTCACATCTCCTGTTAACAATGGAATTGCATTTTTCACGATTGACATCAAACAAGGAACGTATCTAACAAAAGAGTTCCTGGTTGATGGATCCCAAAGCAATCAAAGATACATCATTCCTAACCCATACGTTGATACATCGACAATTAAGGTTAGAGTGAAGGATAGTGCATCATCAACAACACAGAAAATCTACAACCAAGTCAATAATATTGTAGGAATCAAGACAACATCTGAAATTTACCTCCTTCAAGAGGTTCAGGATGAGAAATATGAGATTTTGTTTGGTGATGGTGTAATTGGTAAGAAACTCTCCTCAGGCAACGTTGTAAACGTCTCCTACATCGTTTCTGACGGTGTTAATGGTAATGGTGTTTCCAACTTCTCTTTCTCAGGAAAACTGGTTGACAATGATGGTGGATTGATTACAACTGGAATTTCTGAGATTGTCACTAATCAATCCTCAAGAAATGGTGCAGAAATTGAAAATATCAGTAGTATCAAAAATCTTGCACCAAGAGTCTATGCATCACAATATCGTGCAGTAACAGCTAATGACTATGAGGCGATTGTTCCATCAATCTATTCAAATGCCGATACTGTAACTGCATATGGTGGAGAAGATGCAGATCCACCTCAATTTGGAAAAGTTTTTATCTCCATCAAACCCAAAAACGGTCAGTTTATCTCTGATTTTGATAAAAGACAAATTTTACAAAATTTGAAAAATTATTCGGTTGCTGGAATTAGACCAGAACTGATTGATTTGAAGTTCTTGTATGTTGAATTGAACTCAACGGTTTACTATAACACCAATATGGTAGCTGGTGTTTCTGATCTAAAGACAAGTATTACCAGTTCTTTGAATACATACGCATCTTCTGCCGATTTGAACAAATTCGGCGGTAGATTCAAGTACAGTAAAGTGCAAAAAATCATCGACGAGACAGATTCTGCAATTACATCAAACATTACCAAGGTAATAATTCGTAGAGATCTTGAAGCTGACACTGCCAACTTTGCTCAATATGAATTGTGCTTTGGAAACAAGTTCCACAATCGCAGAGAAGGATACAATATTAAATCAACTGGATTCACAGTTGATGGAATCTCTGGGACTTTATATTTTGCTGATGCATACACTAATGAAACAACTGGTAGACTGTTTATGTTTAGATTAACACAAACAGGAGAACCAGAAGTCGTTGTTAAAAACGCTGGTACGGTCAAATATGATGTTGGTGAAATCCTTATAGATACAATAAGGATTTTATCCACTTCCAGGGACAACAACATAATTGAAATTCAGGCCATACCTGATTCTAACGATATCATTGGTTTGAAAGATCTTTATGTCCAACTTTCTGTTGCCAATAGTACGATTAGTACCGTTGAAGATGTTATTTCTACTGGTGCAAATACATCAGGCACAACATTTGTCTCAACTTCTAGCTTCTTAAACGGAAAATATATTAGACAGTAATGATCGACACCGCTTCCAAGAAAGTCCAGATCAATCAGATCGTAAAGAATCAACTGCCATCATTCGTATCAGAGGAAAATCCACTTTTTGTGGATTTTTTGAGACAGAGTTACATTGCTCAAGAATTTCAAGGTGGTCCAATTGATATTATTTCAAATTTAAATCAATATCAGAAAGTTGAGACTTTTAGTGGTAATGATAATCTGATTGGATTTACTACTTGCACAAGTGATGTCTCTTCTTACGACACAACAATCAATGTAACGTCTACAGTTGGTTGGCCGGCCCAGTATGGTCTCTTAAAGATCAATAACGAGATTATTACATACACTGGTGTCACTACAAACTCGTTTACTGGTTGTGTTCGTGGTTTTGCTGGAGTAGAAAGTCTTCATAAGTCAAATCAACCTGAAAGTTTAGTATTTTCTCAAACTGAAGCGGATAGCCATATCTCATCAACACGGGTTTTAAACCTAAGCAACCTTTTTCTTCAAGAATTTTGGAAAAAAACGAAAAATCAGTTTTTACCAGGATTTGAAGACCGAAAAATTAATAATTCGGTAGATAAAGCAAACTTCTTACGTCAGGCCAAAGATTTTTACTCCTCTAAAGGAACAGACGAAGCAGTAAAAATACTTTTCAACGTTCTTTACAACAAGAGAGCGGAAGTAATCAAGCCTATTGAGTATTTGATTGCTCCATCTGATGCTGATTATGTTGTAACTTACGATTTAGTTGCCGAACTCATTAGTGGCAACCCACTTAACGTAATTGGACAGACTTTATATCAAACAACAAACACTAATGTAAGTGGATCCATCTTTAACGTACAAAGTTATTCTAGGAATAACAAACCATACTATCTTGTTAGTCTAAGTAACAATTCAATTAACGGTAAGTTTGAAGTTACTGGTTCTTCTGCACTTACAGAGTCAGTTTCTATCGGAGCTACTGTTCTATCCGTTGATTCTACCCTTGGATTTGATAATAGTGGATCAATTTACGTCGGAACTGGTCAAACAGTTGGAATCGCAACATATTTGACAAAATCATCAACTCAATTCTTTGGAGTTACTGGAATTACATCATCATACACTGATGGTCAACTTGTAAGATCTTCAAATACTGTAGTTTCTTACGAAAATGGTGATATTAATAAACCAGTATACTTTAGACTGACTTCCGTTGCATCTAAAGCGAATATCGACAATGTTGGGTTCTTAGCTGAGGGTGATGCAATCCGTGCAAAGTATCTTGGTAATGTTTCTTCAGCATCAAATGTCAGACTCAATTCTTGGTTGCATAATATAAAAACAAAGAGTGATGTTGCAAAGGATATTGGAACAAATACATCTACTATTGACATTATCAACAATACAATCACTACAGTAACTCCTCATTTGATGTATTTGGAGGATTCTGTAACTTTACTTGATCAGAGTTCTGCAATTCCATCAAATGTAACAGGAACTGTAAGTCAGATCATTAATGGCAATCAATTTAAGATCACAATAATCTCTGGGACACTAAACGCATCCAAAACTTACATTGTTAGAAAAGAATTAACTCGCGCATCGAGTAATACTGCATCTATCAACGTATCTGACTATATCGCAAACGTACAGAACACTTATTCTGATATTAATGACGAATATGTTTATGTTGCATCTGGATCTTTACCATCTTACAAAATTTACGCAACAAATAGGAAAAAAACCTTCACTCCTAGTGATATTAGCAATAATACAATCAGTATCAACAATCATGGATTCTATAATGGTGATTTAGTCACATATTCTCCAGTTTCGGCTGGAACTAGTTCTGTTGTTGGTCTTAATACTGGTTCAACTTATGCAGTTACTAAAATTGATGAAAATTCGATTAAACTGTCTCAAAGTGCTTTTGATGCCTCTCTCAAGAGATTTGTTTCCTTCTCTGGTGGTGGTGCAAACCATAAATTAGTTCCAAGTGAACTGGTAAACCGAAATTTACAACATCAAAACTTTTTAAGACAGTTTCCAGTAAATCCTGAACTTAAAGAAGTTAAAGATCCTCTGGAAAGAGAAAATATTGGTATGTTTGTTAACGGTGTAGAAATCGTTTCAAACAGGTCTGGTGATGAAATTTATTATGGTAATTTGGTCAGTCTTGACGTTGAAAATGGTGGTTCTGGATATGATGTTGTATATCCACCAAATATCAATATTTCTGATTCTATTGGAGCTGGTGCTACTGCCTATGCGGTAGTGGAAAATGGAACTTTCAAAAATATTGAAGTAACGTATGCTGGATATGATTTAAGAACAGTACCATCCATAACAATTACTGGTGGTAATGGATCTGGAGCAACAGCCTCTGCTAGATTAAGAGCCGCAAGAAACAGAAAAACTTTTAATGCTGATATTGACGTTAATACAACAGATAATCAAGTTGGATTCTCTACTTTCCACTTGTTCTATAATGGCGAATCTGTAGTTTATGAAAAGGCACAAGGATATGCACCTGTTGGTGGATTAGTAGACAAGTCCGTTTATTATATCAATAAAGTAAGTGACACTCATATCAAATTAATGAGTACTTATGATGATGCAATTTCTGGACAGAATGAAATTAATTTAACAAGCAGATCTGCTGGTGTTAACATTCTGACTGCAACAACATTCAGAAATGTACTTGATAGAATTATTGTTGATAATCCTGGATCTGGATATTCAAATAGAAAAGTAGTATTCTCTTCTGCGCAGTATCCACCATCAGACTATACTACAGTTGATAATGCTAGAAGTGGAATTAATACAGCTAACAATTATATTTTCTTCAAAACACATGGATTTAAAAATGGCGATCTGGTAGAGTATAAAACGACTGGAACTGTTATTGGTGGACTTTCAACAACACAAAACTACTATATTAATGTAATTGATGAAAACAGTTTCAATGTTGCAGCTGCTGGAGTTGGAACAACTACATCAAAATTAGAATTTAACAAGAATCAATTCATTGATCTTGTGTCAACTGGTATTGGTACACATACATTCAAGTATCCAGATATTTCGGTTTCTGTTGATGCCGTTTCTGGAACTGCAAGTACTGCACTCTCTCTTCCTAGAGTTAGACCAGTCTGTACTGGAAATATTTCTGATGCACCTCTAACACTTATTGGATCTGGTTATGGAGTTACCGATACTTTCAATGTCCACAGAAGACCATCCGTAACAGTATCAAATGGAAGTGGTGGAGTTGTTGACGTTGTTATCTCTAATGGTGAAATAGTACAAGCTTTCGTAAAAATTCCAGGTAAGGGATATGTAACTCCTCCAAATCTCAATATTAATGGTGACGGCAAATATGCGAAGTTGGTGGCTGTAATCACTAATGGATCAATCTCAGATGTAATAATCGTAGATTCTGGAAAGGGTTATACCCAACAGAACACTACAGTTAGTGTACAGACTGTCGGAAATGGTGTCAAATTTAGAGCCGATGTTAAAAAGTGGGAAATTGATTTTGTACAAAAGTATAAGAGATCTATAAGTGAAAATGATGACGGTGTAATCGTACAAAGTCAAAATTCAAATTATGGAAACAAATATGTTCATCCATATCTTTCAAGAAAACTAAGGTTAGTACTCAACGATAACATTGAAAGTGACTTTAGTGAAAAGACATCCTTGTCCCACTCACCTATCGTTGGTTGGGCATATGATGGATGTCCGATTTATGGCCCATATGGATATGATGGACCTACAGGAGGAATTGTTCGTAGACTGAATCCAAGTTATACCTTAAGCACTAAGGCTAATAGACCGCCAACTTCTGTTTACCCACTTGGATTCTTTGTAAACGATTGGGACTACACTGCAGATGGTGATCTCGATGAATACAATGGAAGATTCTGTAAAACACCACAGTTCCCTGACGGAATTTATGCATACTTCTGTACCATTGAAGCAACAAACAGTGCAACACTACCATTTACAAATAGTAGAGAACCACTGTTCCCATATATCTTAAATGGTTATAAATTTAGACTGGTTGAAAGTAATCAGAATCCATCTTTCACACAAAATTCTGCAGTACTGAATAGTGGAGATGTTGTAAGAAACACTTATCCTTATAAATTTGGATTTGGTAGTTCTAAGTATGATTATCTTGTTTCCAGTAATCTTAGTGAAACAGAAGTAATTGTAAGATCCATCGATAAAACGGGAATTAGCACAGTAACAGTACTTGTTACTGGTGATAATTACAATGTCGGTGATACGTTGACATTTAATAATACCAACTCTGGTGGATCTGGAGCTACTGCAAAAGTTAAAACAATTGTCGGTAAGGGAATAACCTCTATTTCATATTCCGCATTAGAAGTACCCGACATTTCATTCTCAATCGATAATCGAGTTGTAACTGGTATTGCAACAACAGCTCACAATCTCAAGAATAATGATAGTGTGTTTATTAATGGACTTGGTGATGGGGAACTCAAGTTCATTGAAGGTTTAAGAACTATTTCTGTTTCTTCGATTACTTCTAGACTTGATGTTGGAATTGGAACTAGTGGAGCAACTGGTATTGTCACTACTATTACACTGAATACTTCTGCTGGTAACAATCCACAAATTTACGTTAACGATATTGTTGGAATCGCTTCCGAAAGACTGACCGTTCTTTCTGTAGATGCTGTCAATAACAGATATAGAGTTCGTCGTCAGGCTGGAATCATTACATACCATGATGCTGGTCAACTGTTATGGGTGGATCAGAGTAGATTTACCTTCACTACTGGTATTAAGACAGATCTTTCAACAAATATCAACAGAAAGATCGTATTTAACCCACAAAACTCAATTGGTATTGGAACAACGGTTGTAGTTCAGTCCGTAGCTGGTGTTGGTACTACAACAGTTATTAGAGTCAAGGCATTTGATGGTACTGTTCTGAATGATCACATTCTTCCCCCAAGTGGATCATCAGCAGATAATCGTATTTCAATCACAAATCATAAATTGAGTTCTGGTGATAAATTAAAATATAGTGCCGGACCAACAGGATTTGCACTAACGGTTTCTAACAACTTAGATCTGAGCAATCCTTTCACTCTTTTAGATGGACAAGATGTTTATGCGGTAAAATACAGCAATGACTTGATTGGAATTACAACGACACAAACTGGAATTGGATCAACAGCAACATCCCTGTATTTCCTTCAAGTTTTGCAAAGAACTGGAGTAGAACACTCATTTACCACTAGAAATAAAGAGTATGTTGGATCCGCAAAGAGATATGATGTTACGGTAAGAACTGTTCAAGATCATACTCTTAAGACTGGTGATGTAATAAGTCTTAAGCTTGTACCAAATACGACTCTTTCAAAGTCTCTTGAATTTGAATCGGTATCAAGAAAAACTATTGTTGATCCAAAGTACTTTGAAACGGCTGCAGTTGGTGTTGGAACTACAGTTTCTACAATCACAATTACTGATCATGGATATGCCAGTGGTGATAAAGTTCTGTATGTTGCATCCAGTCCGATTTCCCCACTGATTGATAAAGGTGAGTATTTCGTACAAAAGATAAATGATGATAAGTTTAGATTATCTAGAAACTATATTGACTCAACGATAATTAATGGTCAGTACATTGGAATAACCAGTTTTGGATCTGGTGTTCATAAAATTGCAAAAATCAATCCTCACATTACTGCAACAAGAGGACAAACTATTGGATTTGCGGTTTCTGATGCATCACTGCAAGATTTCAAACTGGAGTTCTACGAAGATGAGAACTTCGAGAACAAGTATGAAGGATTTGGTATCAGTACAGAGATTACCAGATCTGGAACCCCAGGAGTATCTGGAGCTATTGTTAACTTAAAACTTTCCGACAATGTTCCTACACCACTTTATTATAGATTGAATCCAAGGAATACAGATGCAATCACTGTTAATAAACGCGATTCTAATCCAGACACCAGTGTATATAATGGTTCAAAAATTATAGTTGAAAACAGTGTTTATTCTGGATCACACAGTATTTCAACAACATCTTCTAGAGTATTTAAATATCAAACGAGGAAAGAACCAGAAGCTGCTGCATATACTTCAATTTCTGGTATTACAACCTTTAGATATACCACAAATTCATTAACAGGTCTTGGTGGTATTAATGAAATTAAGGTTACTTTCGGTGGTGTAAATTATGAAAGAAATCCTGGTATCGGTACAATTATCACCACCAATGGTCGCAATGCTATTTTGGCACTTTATGATGAAACAATTGGTACACCAGCTTCTAGAGAGATTGTAAGAACTGGATATGACTATCCATCGGATAAGTCTGTAAAACCAAAAATTGATACACCAACAATTGTAACCGTAACTAATAACTATGTTCTTTCCGAAGTTGGTGTTGTAACTTCTGGTAGAAACTACTTAACAGCCCCAGATCTTGTTGTTCCTGGATATCCAGAGGTTCAACTTGTTGCATCACTTGAAGGAACTTCCGTATCAAGTGTTAGAGTTGATAATGTTGGTCGTGGATTTAATCAGGTTCCAAACCCACCAAGAATTATTTCCATTAGAAATACTAATGGTGTTGGTATTGTATCTGCGAGTTCAAATGGACCAACAAACTTCTTAAACATTGAACAACCAACAAACGGTTGGAAGGCCGACGGATCTGACTTCCCATTTGCAGTGGGCGATAAAATTTTTGTTGAAGGAGTTGGATTAACAACTTCCTTAACTTCTACGGGTGGATACAACTCCGAAGATTATGATTATACTTTCTTCACCGTAGCTTCTAGAAACATAATAACATCCCAAATCACATATTCTATTGCTGGTATTGGTACTTTTGGTGGAATATATGATCCTGACCAGAGTGCTGGTAGAGTAATCAGAAGAGTTGATTTGCCAACTTTCACGGCAAAATTAACCCCAGAAAGTTTCTTCCCTGGTGAGCCAGTTACCTATGGATCTAATGGAAAGGCATTCGTCCTTATCAATCAGGGATATGATCCAGTAACTAATACTGTTAGACTCAGATCGACTTCTGCTATTGTTAAAGTTGGTGATGTTATAAAAGGATCTAATTCTGGTGCTGAAGGTACGGTTGCCAGAGTTGACACATCCGATTTTTACTTTGATCTAGATTATGGTGCAGAAAGACCAAAGGGATGGCAGAGAGATACTGGTAAATTGAATGATGATTTCCAGAAGATACAAGATAATGATTATTACCAAAACTTCTCTTACTCCGTTAAGAGTGAAGTTCAAGAATCAGAATGGAAAGATGCGGTAAACAGCATTATTCATCCATCTGGTTATAAAAACTTCTCAGATTTGATCGTTACTTCAACTTCAACTGCTGGTTTTGGTAGAAGTAATACCTTGAGACTTGGACAACCTATCAGTGATACCAGTCTTGCGGTAAACATTGATAATTTCAAATCTTTCTATAGAAGAGATGATTTTGATATTGCATCTGAAGAAACACTGAACAATGGTCTTTCAAAGTTTATTAACTTACAAAACAAAAAGATCTCAGCCTTCATTAATATTAAATCAAATACTGTTAATCTGATTGATAATATTTCCAACCAGTTCACTGGTATTGGAACAACAACCAGTGCCCAGTACGTTGGACTCACTACATTCAAATTGACCAGTAATGATGTTGTTCTCTTTAACAAGGTCTTTGATCCATCGGATACTGGAATCATTTCTATTGGATCCTCTGTTGTAAGAATAAACAACCATAATTTCCAGACTGGCGAAAAAATTAAATATGATCCAGGTGACGGAATCTATGGTAATAATAGAATTGGTATTAACACATCTAATATCACTGTTGGTGGTGGTTCAACAGACTTCTTACCTGCTGAAGTTTATGCCATTAAGATTGATAATAATAGATTCGCTGTTGCTGGTCTAAACACAGCTGTAACAAATAACGAACCATTCTTCTTCACCTCTGTTGGAAGTGGTACAAGTCACTCATTTGATACCATCAATCCAGATAACAGAGTTATTATTTCTATTGATGGAATTATTCAATCTCCACTGTTTAAGAAAAATGTCGATATTTCATTGAGTGAAGCAGTTGGTGTTGGATCAACAACTATTAAAGTTGTTGGAATTACATCAATTACAACGAATGATCTTTTGAACATTGACAACGAAATTCTCAGAGTTCGCGTTGTAGGATTTGGATCTACCAATGTAATGACTGTTGATCGTGGAGTTCTTGGTAGTGTAGCTGCTGCACACACTGTTGGTGCCGCTGTTACCATGAGAGGTGGAGATTTCCACATCAGAAAGGATATACTGAGTTTCATTGATCCTCCTTATGGACCAACTGGTGTTTCTACCTTACAACCAGGAATCAGTACACAGTCATCATTTACTGGTCGTGTCTTCAATAGAAAAGATCCAACAACAAACTTTGTATTTGATGATCTCTCTGATAAGTTTACAGGAGTTGGTAAGACATTCACTCTCCTTCAAGATGATCAAAACGTAACTGGTATTGTTACGACAATCATTGATGAAGGTGGTGGTAGTGATGAAGTTATTAATCAAGGTATTATTCTCATTAATAACATTGTACAGAGACCAACTGTTGACTTTAATATGGATGAGAGAACCTCACCTGGTATTGGAGGATCAATAACCTTTACTGGATCTAGTGAAACTAATCTTCCAAGAGGAGGAAAGGTTGGTGAGGTATCTGTTGGATTTGGTTCTGGATATCAGAATCTGATCGCTGCAGCTGGAACTGCAATCATTAACGGTGCAGGTGCAATTCAATCTGTTGTTGTGACTGGTGGTGGTTCTGGTTATAGATCGTCTGATTCTGTAGATATTCAGGTTCTCAATCCACTTGGTATTGGGTCAGAAGCTGTTCTTTCTGCAACTGTTGGAGCAGCTGGTACTATTACTGGTATCACAACTGTCAGTGGTGGTTCTGGATATGCATCTACAAACCCACCAATTATCATTGTTGGTATTCCAACTGCATACAATGATGTAGAGTTCACTGGTGGTCAAGGTAGTGGTCTTAGGGCAACTGTTATTGTTGGAACTGGTGGAAGTGTAATTGATTACAACATTACCGAAAGAGGTCTTGGATATGCAAACGGTGATGTATTAACGGTTGCTGGTATTCCAACCGATCCTAGTGTTGGAGCCGCGTTTAGTGCATTTACATTTACGGTTCAAAGTAGAATTGATGACAAGTTCTCTGGATTTAGTTTCGGTCAACTTCTTCCATTAGATAGTTTTGCAAATCAATTTGATGGAAACAGAAACGTATTTACTTTAACCAGAACTGTAGTCACCAAGGACGTTATAAACATTGACAGTGAAGATACAACTGTTGAGGTTGGAAACAATCTGTTAGTTTTCCTGAATGACGTTCTGCAACAACCAGGTGAGAGTTACATCTTTAATGGTGGAACACAAATTGAGTTTACAGAAGCTCCAAAAGCAGGAAGTAAACTTCAAATCTTGTTCTACAGAGGATCAAATGCTGATGTAGATTCTGGTAGTCCATTCCCAACAATTAAAGTTGGTGATAAACTCACCTTGCAGAGAAAACAAAATGTAGTTCAACAGGGTGATAGAAGAGTACTGGCTATTACTGGGGTAAAACAGACTCAGACAAATCTTTATGGTGGAACTGGAATCAATCAATCGGCCTCTTTCACCAGAATGGTTTCTTGGGAAAAACAAACCAGTGACCTCATTCTTAATAATCAAGCTCTGTCTAAGGCAAGAACTTCCCTGATTGCCAAGATAAATCCAACAACAAGAATTATTCAAAATGTTGGTGTGACATCTAGTCAGATATTTGTTGAGAATGCTTTCCCACTCTTTAGTGCATATGATAATCGTGGTGATAGAAACACCTTAACTGGTGGATCTATAAGAATTATCAAAGAAAACAATGTTGAACGGGCAGATGGAACCGCTACCGTAACAGTTGGTGGAACTGTTACCAATGCTGTGGTCACTGACCCTGGAGCTGGATATGCTGCGGTTCCAACAGTCTCATTTGCAAGCACTGTTGCACAAATTAAAGAGATTGGTAGAACTTGGACACAGGTTGATTCAAATACCGATATTGAGTATCAGGATGTTGATTTCACAGACTTCAGTATGTTTGTTGCTGTAGGAAGCACATCTGGAATCAATACATCTACAGATGGTTTGACTTGGAGTGATAGTGGAGTCAGTGGATTTGGTAACTTTAATGGTGTTGTTGGATTAACAACTAACATTATTGCAGTTGGAGCTGGTGGAACGATCGCTGTCAGTACTGATAGGGGTGGTTCTTATACAAATTCAAGAATCTACTCAAGAACTCTGAATGGATTTAACTACTCCTATTCAGATATACCACATTCTCAAGACCTGAATGCGATTGCTGATGGTCCAACAAAGGTCGTTGCTGTCGGTGCAGGTGGAACAATCATATTCTCTCTGGATGGTCCATCTGGATTTGGTACTGGGTTTATTCTTTCAAATAGATACACCACTCAAGATCTTCATGGTGTTGCTAACAATGCAAATACTTTCATTGCAGTTGGTAACAATGGAACAATCCTTAGATCTGTAAATGGCGAAACTTGGTCTGGTGTAACTACCACATCCATTACTACAAGACTGAATGATGTTTATCATGCCGATAACAAGTGGATTGCAGTTGGTGCAGCTGGTACTATCATTAGATCAACTGATGATGGTTTAAATTGGACTGTTGTTTCTTCTGGTGCAACATTCAATTTAAACTCTGTAATATATCAAGATAATGTTTGGGTTGCTGTTGGTCAGTCTGGAAATGTTCTGAATTCAATTGAGACTAACACTTGGTACAAGAAGTCTGTTGGAATCGTAACGGACTTTAATGGACTGGTATATGGCAATAACAGACTAGTTACGGTTGGCCTATCTTCTAACATTGCATATAGTCAATTTGCAACTGTCTCTGCTGCTGCAACGGCTACCGTTTCTGCTGCAGGAACAATTACCTCCATCAATATCAATAATGGTGGATTTGGTTACGATTCTAATACGCCAGTTGAGGTTCTGATTGCACTGGAACCAGTGACTGTGGAATTGATAACCAGTGTTGATTGTGACGGTGACTATGGAACAGTCGTTGGTGTTGGAACGAGTGCAACTGGAATTGGAACCGACAGTCCGATGGTCAAGTTTGAGTTGGATTCTGATCCATTCTTAGCCCAAGCTGGATTTGGTAATATTACTAAGAGTGGAATTGGTGCTGGTTATTATTTCGTTATTCATGATTCTATTGTTGGTAATGGACTTACATCAATTAATCCTAATTCCAGTGTGATTGGAATCGGAACATCGTTCATTGACAACGTTTACAGAGCTGACGAAGTTGTTACTTCAAGTTCTGGTATCGTGACAGTGTATTCCAACGTACAATCTTTGGCGGGTCTTGGAACCACGAGTCTTTCTCCAAAAATTGGTTACTACAGTTGGGGTAGACTCTATGGATTTAACAGAGATGTCCTAAATCCACGGTCGTTTACCATTAATAATCAGAATGGTTACACTGGACTTACTACCGCTCCAATTGTATTCAGAGTCACACCATTGAATGAAAACTACAGTGACTTTGATCAGACATCATAAATAAAACAAAAAGTCTAATAAAATGCCTGCGATTATTTCAGATCAATTTAGAATATTAAATGCTGCGAATTTTGTCGCTGGTGTAGCGGACACCTCACAGTCCTATTACACTTTTATTGGATTACCCAATTCTCAGGATGCGGGTGCTGGATATGGTACTACTGATTGGAATACCAATACTCCAGCACCTAAAGATGGGTTTAGGGAATATAATGATGATTATGACACCATGATTGCTTTGAAAAAGCTTTCTACGGCTGATGTGCAGAGAATGGTTAGAAAGTACACATGGGCAGCGGGCACTGTCTATGAGATGTACAAAAATGACTATACTAGAGAAAATCTAACCCCACAAACTGCAGCTACTAATCTGTACGATGCAAAATACTATGTTGTAAACAGTCAGTTTAAAGTTTACATTTGTATTAATAATGGACAGAATCCAGATAACCCAATCGGGAAACAGTCTCTTGATGAACCAACTTTCACTGATCTGGAACCAAGATCTGCAGGATCTAGTGGTGATGGATATATTTGGAAGTATCTGTATACGATTACTCCATCCGATATTGTAAAATTCGACTCTATTGATTATATTCCAGTTCCTTCAAACTGGGGAGCTGGAGATACTTCAGACGTTAAGAATAATGCTATTGATGGTAAGATTGAAACCGCTCTGATTGTTAACTCTGGTGGTGGTTACCAACCAATCAACCAAACATTTAATAACATTCCTATTTTGGGTGATGGCACTGGTGGTAAGGCCAGTATTACTGTTGATGCTCAGGGAAAGGTTTCTAATATATCCGTAACTAATGGTGGAAATGGATATACAAGAGGAACAATTCAGTTCTATCCAGGTGCTCCTGGTGCAGAAACTGGTGGTCCTATCTCTGGTCTTTCTGCAGTTGGTGTTGGTACAACTTCTGTAGCAGAATTTGAAGTTATTATTCCTCCTCCAGGTGGACATGGATATGATGTTTATAAAGAACTCGGATCATTCAGAGTTCTTATGTATTCAAGATTTGAGAATGATTCAAGTAATCCAGACTTTATTACTGGAAATGACTTTGCAAGAGTAGGTGTTCTTAAAAATCCACTCACACCTTCTGGCAGTCTCCTCACTCAGTCTAGAGCTAGTGCATTACTTGCTCTTAAACTGAAATCACTTACGGGTGGAGATATTGCAAATACAACGTATGCAGTAGATACGCCAATCTATCAAACGATTGGTATTGGATCTACTGCTGTTGGATACGTTGCCAACTGGGATTCATCTACTGGTGTTTTGAAAGTTTACAATCCAGTTGGACTTGGTTCAACGACTTATGGATTCAGATTGGTTGATTTCACGGCACAAATTGGTGCTGGTGGAACTTATGTGATCAATGGACAAACTTCAGGAAATGCTCTTGGAATTGATACTAGTTTTGGTAGTGTTTCAAATCCAGGAACGGCAACAACAGTTGGTTCTGCATTGGTCCAATTGGGACAAAACTTTGTATTAGGAGTTGCCCAACCAGAAATTAAAAAATATTCTGGTGAGATCTTATACATAGATAACAGGGCAGCGATTCAACGCAGCGCCAGCCAGAAAGAAGACATCAAAATCGTATTAGAGTTCTAAGAAAATGCCCCAAGAGACTAACCTTAATGTTTCTCCGTATTATGATGACTTTAATGAAGATAAGAACTTTAATCGGGTACTTTTTAAACCCGCAAGTCCAGTACAGGCTAGAGAGTTAACACAACTCCAATCAATTCTACAGAACCAGATTGAACAATTTGGTAAACACTTCTTTAAAGAAGGTTCTGTAGTTATTCCAGGACAAATTGCATATGATCCTTTATACTATGCAGTTGAAGTAAATGAATCTTTTCTTGGGGTTCCTGTATCAGAATACTTAGATTCTTTAGTCGGAAAGAGAATCGTAGGTGCTTCTTCTGGTGTTGAGGCAACAGTTGTAAATTATCTGAAATCAACAGAGTCCGATAGAGGGACTAATACGATTTATATCAAGTATTCAAAATCTGGATCTGATTTTGCGACAGAGACATTTGAAGATGGTGAAAATCTTGTAGCTTTGTCTGATATTGAATACGGTTTGTCTCGTATTACTGCAAACAATCCATTTGCAACATGTATCCCAAGTGAAGCTACTTCTATTGGATCGGCGGCCGCAATCCAAGAAGGTGTTTATTTCATTCGTGGTTTCTTTGTAAAAGTTTTATCACAAACGATCATTCTTGATCAGTATAGTGCTTCTCCAAACTACAGAGTTGGTCTGTTTATCAGTGAAAACATCGTAACATCTTACGATGATTCTAGTTTGTTTGATAATGCTAAAGGATTCTCTAACTTCTCCGCTCCAGGTGCAGACAGATTCCAGATCCTTACCACACTGACTAAGAAAGGTCTGGATGAGTTCAATGATGAAAACTTCATTGAACTGATGAGAGTTGAAAATGGTGAACTGCAAAAATTCGTTACGAAAGCTGATTACAATCTGATCAGAGATGAGTTAGCAAGAAGAACTTATGATGAGAGTGGAAATTACTATGTAAAACCATTCCAGGTTTCTGTAAAAGAATCTTTAAATGATAGAGTAGGTAATGGTGGTATATATCTGCCAAATCAAAAGACTGCTCAAGGCGGAACTCCTAGTGATGATCTGATGTTGTATCAGTTCTCACCAGGTAAAGCCTATGTGAAAGGATATGATATTGAAAAATTAAATACATCTTTTATTGATGTAGAAAAACCAAGAGAAGTAAAAACAATTGGTTCTGCATCATTTGCATTTGATGGTGTAAGTTATATCAGAATTAACAATGTTTATGGATCACCTCTTGTAGGATTTGGAACCACTGCTACAGTAAGTCTTAGAAGTCAAAGAATCGGCGCATCTGCTTCAGCTGCAGCTGGTATTGAGATTGGTAATGCAAAAGTATACGACTATAAGTTACAAGCCGCTGCATATTCAAACGATACTACAAACTATGAAATCTTTTTATATGATGTCCAGACATTTACAACGATTACAGTCAACTCCAACTTAACTCAAACAACCCCAGCTTTGATTGAGGGTGCTAGAAGTGGTGCTAAAGGATTCTTGAAATCCAATGTTTCTGGCACAAAGAGTTTAAATTTAACATCAACTAGTGGTCAGTTCTTAAAAGATGAACCAATCATTATTAACGGTATTGAAGATAGTAGAGTTGTAACCTCTGTAAGAGAGTACTCTTTTGATGATATCAAGTCTGTTCATCAGAGTGTTGGTATTAATACCTTCAATGCAGACTTTACACTTTCCAATAGATATTCTCTTGCTCCATCTGGAACAAACTTTACCATTTCTGGTGCTGGTGTTGTAACTGTTCCTGGAAATAGATTTGCAACGGGTATTAAGACAGGTGATATCGTTACCTATAATAGAACTGGTCTTAGTGATCCTACTTTTAACAGAGTAAGTGCCCTCTCTTCTGATGGTTCTACAATTACACTTGCGGCTTTACAGACTGTTAGTGGAGTTTGTAATGGTGCAGTAACTCCATCACAAATTCAAACCAGTGATTTTACTCTTATTAGACCAAAGTTGATCAATGCCGATAAGTCAAATCTTATTTCTGATCTTCCACAGTCCTATATCTCTAATGTAGATCTTAGTACTTCGGAAATTCAAATTAGAAGACAGTTTGCTGTTAACGTATCTGGATCTAGAGCTAGTGTAACTGTAAACGATACCAATCAATTCTTCCAACCATTTGATGAAGAGAGATACAACCTCGCATATTCGGATGGATCAATTGAACCACTCACATCACAAAAAGTCACTTTTAATGCAACATATAAAACTGTTACATTATCTGGACTGAGTAAAGCAAGTGATACTAATGCAGTATTAGTTACAACTCTGAAAAAAATTAATGTAACTCAACAAAATAAGGATCTTGCAAGATGTACAAAACTGGTTGTATCTAGATCTAAAAATGATTATTCTGGATCTACATCAACAAGCGTTAATGATGGACTTACATACAGTCAAGTATATGGAACCAGAGTTCAAGACAAAGAGATTTGTTTGAACGTACCAGATGCTTTGCGTGTTCATGCGGTGTTTGAGTCTAGCACAACTGCAGCTCCAACACTTCCAAATATAACTCTGGTTAACAGAACATCCGATCTGACAAACACCATTCAAGGTGAACTGGTAATCGGATCCACAAGTGGTGCTGTTGCAAGAGTTGTAACATCTGCAACGACAAATGTTGATATTGTTTATAAGAATGAACTGAGATTTGATGAAGGCGAACCTGTATCCTTCCAATCTTCTGGTATTACGGGTGAAGTTTCTGCGGTAGTTGTTGGTGACAAGAATATTGTTACAGACTTCACATTTGATAATGGTCAAAGATCTGAATTCTATGATTACTCAAGAATCGTTAGATCCAAAAACGCAGCCGAACCTAAGAAACAACTTGCAATCATTTATGACAATTATGTTGTTTCTGGTTCAGGTGGTGATCTGGTAACAGTTAATAGTTACTCACCAGATACTTACAAGGCTGATCAAACTCTCTTTGCTGGTGATGTAACTACAGACTATATTGACATTAGACCAAGAGTAAAGAACTATAATCTTTCTAGTGATACAGAATCACCATTCGAATATGACTTTAGAGACTTTAGTTCCTCTGGAAGTTATGTACCAAATATCTTAATTAGTGATGAAACTTTAACTATTGGCTATTCTTATTATTTGGCAAGAATTGATAAAATCTTCCTGTCGAAAGATGGATTCTTTGAACTGAAAAAAGGAAATCCATCTGAGAATCCAGTAGTTCCAGAAACTCCAACCGATTCATTCTGCGTTGCTACAGTTTATTGTAGACCATACTTACATAATGCAACTAAGGAGACATCAGTTGTTCTCACAAAACATAAGAGATATACGATGTTTGATATTTCTAGACTTGAGTCTAGAATCAAGAACATTGAGTTCTATACACAACTCTCTCTGTTAGAAACTGATACGGCTAATCTGAATATCAAAGATGCAACCACTGGTCTTGATAGATTCAAGTCTGGATTCTTTGTAGATAACTTTAGAAGTCACGGATCACATGCAATTACGCATCCAGACTTCAGGACTTCTATTGATAAAGCTCAGGGTCAATTGAGACCAATGCACTATACTCATGGTGTTGATCTTCTTCTTGGTTCTGAACAAGTAATTGGTATTGGCACAACAGCAAATCCAAATGCAGACCTTACTCAAGTTTCCGATCTTCAGTCAAATAATCTGAAGAGAACTGGTGATGTTGTAACTCTGGATTACACCGAAACGGCTTTCATCACACAGAGATTTGCAACAAGAACCGAAAATGTAAACCCATTTGCGGTCATTAACTGGGTAGGTATTATTAATCTGAATCCTGCAAGTGATACTTGGTTGGAAGAAAAACGTCTTGAAACAAAGAATATTCTTCTTGAAGGAAACTATCAGTCCTTCATGGACGCTTACGCAATTGATCCAAATACAGGATATTCGCCTATTGATTGGGGATCATGGGAAGAAGATTGGAAGTCTGTTGATGTAAGTACAACTGAGTTGTCAAGAGAATTAAAATCAACAGAAACTGTAAGCACTAGTAACTGGAGGAGTGGAGCCAGAAGCGGTGGGGTAACACTTCCACAACACGATCGTGGCCTTCTGTCTAGAACCAGAAATGCCACAATGAAGGATACTTATTCTGTCACCAGTGATGAAACCACCACTACAACGACGGGGTTATCTAGAACTGGTATTCAACTGCAAGTTAGTGAAAAAATTGATACTCAGTCTACAGGAACTAAACTGGTGAGTAAGGAAAACATTCCTTACATGAGATCTAGAAATATTGAATTTGTTTCGAATAGAATTAAGCCAAGAACTCGTTTCTATGCTTTCTTTGAAGACCAAGATGTTACTTCTTATGTAACTCCAAAACTTCTTGAGATTTCGATGTCCTCTGGTGTATTCCAGGTTGGTGAAACTGTTAAAGGAACACTTGCGAATAAGAAGAATTCTGGGGGTGTTTCCCCTGAGATTACTTTTAGAGTTGCACAACCAAATCACAAGTATGGTGCTTACAACAATCCAACGATTGTATACAGTGTAAATCCATACTCCGATAGTACTGGTATTAGTAGTTCATATTCTGCAACCAGTTCTATTCTGAACATTGACACTGGTTCTTTACAACAAGAAGTTCTTGGCACTTTCAACGGATATGTTGCTAAGAACATGAAACTTGTTGGTAAAACAAGTGGTGCCGAAGCTACAATTAGTGATGTAAGACTTATCACTGATGATAAGGGTGCATTAATCGGTTCTATGTTCATTCCAGAGTCAACTAATCCATCAGTACCTCAGTTTACTACTGGAACTAAGACATTTAGACTTACAAGTAGCTCAACAAACTCATTGAGTCCAGTTGATAATCCATCGACAGCGGAAACATCATTTGAAGCTGAAGGAACACTTGATGTAAAACAGGATGAAGTCATTTCCGTAAGAAATGCTCAAGTCCAAAGAAATACATTTAGTGATAGTACAGTCACAAGTCAGACTGTAAGCAAAACCATTAAGACTGAGGCTTTTGAAAAGAGAACGGTTATTCAAAACCAGTGGTATGATCCACTTGCAGAATCATTTGAAGTCGTTGAAGATGGTGGAGTCTTTGTCTCCTCATGTGATATCTTCTTCAGTACTAAAGATGCAAACATTCCAGTAACTCTGCAAATCAGAACAATGCAGACTGGTTTACCAACCAATACCATTGTTCCATTTGGTGAAGTTGTATATGAACCATCACAAGTTAAGGTCTCCGATAATGGATCTGTAGCAACTAGATTCACTTTCCCATCACCAGTTTATCTGGAAGGTAAGAGGGAATATGCACTTGTACTTCTTTCTGCTTCAAATGATTACAGAGTCTTCATCTCAAGAATGGGTGAAGAAGATGTAAGTACTGCAGATCTTCCAGAAAGTGAGAAAATTATTGTTTCTCAACAACCCTACATGGGTTCACTCTTCAAGTCTCAGAATGGATCTACTTGGGATCCAAGTCAACTTGAAGATCTTAAGTTCATTCTTTACAAGTGTGCATTTAAACAAGCTCCAGGAACTTTAAAACTGTACAACCCCGAAGCGGGTGTTGGTAAGAATGAAAGACCTAGACTAAGACCAAATCCTTTTGAGTTCTATTCACATGAAATCAAAGTTGGATTTGCAGCTACTGTTACCACTAGAGATTTCTCGGTTGGATCTAGATTCACACAAGTTAATAACACTAGTGCGGAGGGTCATCTTCTTAAGTCTCTTGGTGCAATCAAGATCAACACTTCAGCAACTCAAGCTGGTGGAATTACAACAACGGTAGTTGGAACTGGTTTGACACCATCTGCATCAAACTTCACTTACACTGGAGTTGCTCTTACGAGTATCACTGGTAGTGGTTCGGGTGCTGTTGCAAATATTCAGGTTACTAGTGGTTCTATCGGAGTTGTCACGGTAACAAGTGGTGGTTCTGGATATGCAGTCGGTGATGTTCTTGGATGCGACCTGGGCGCAACTGGATCCAATACCAGATTCACAGTTGGTATTATTTCTGCAACTAACAGTGTTATCCTCGATAGAGTTCAGGGCGAATTTAACACCTCTACTGAACTGATGACGATCAATGCAGTTGGTGTTGCATCAACATTGCCTGGATCTCAACCAACATCAATTAATAATACCGCAACATATAAAGATGGATTGCATATCAAGGTCAATCATAGAAACCATGGAATGCACGCAAGAAACAATAGAGTTACACTTGCTGATGCAGTAGGAGTAACTACGACTACCAAGGTCAGTGCATCATATTCTAAAACTTCAACAGCTGATTTGTCGGTTCAATCAATATCAGCTTTTACAAGTTTTGAAAATGTCGGTGTTTCTTCAACTAATCCAGGATATATTCAAATTAATGATGAAATCCTCTCATATACTGGAGTTGATGCTTCTTCAACACCAAGAAAACTGACAGGTATTTCTAGAGGTATTGATAACACCACACCAGAAACTCACGGTGTTAATGCTATTGTTGAGAAGTATGAGGCAGCTGGAATTTCACTGAGAAGAATTAACACAACTCATTCATTTGCCAGTGTTAATAATTCTAATGAAATTACACTCGATAGTTACTTCATCAAGATTGATACAACTTCCAGTGGAATTGGAACTGTAAGAGATGGTTCAAATAGTTTCAGAAAACTGAAAATTAGTGAAACCGAAAGTGGTGGTGGTTACAATGTCAGAGGAACACAAAATGTTCAGTTTGAGGCTCTTACTCCTCTGGTCGAATTCATGACACCAGAAGACACAGGTCTTGGTGCAAGAGTTAGGACAACCTCTGGAACAAGTGTAAACGGATCGGAAACATCATTCTCAGATCTTGGATTTGAAAGTGTAACTTTGAATGGTCCAAATTATTTCGATTCTCCAAGAATTATTGCATCTAAGATAAACGAACAGAATCAACTGTCATCTCTGCCTGGAAATAAGTCATTCACTATGGAACTGGTTCTTTCAACACAAAACCAGAACCTGTCTCCAGTAATTGACACTGATAGACTTGCAGTTATCACCACTACAAATAGACTGGATCAAAGAGTTACAAATTATCCAGATGATCCTAGAGTCAATGAAAGATTTGGTGATCCAAATGCTGCGGTTTATATTTCCAAGTCGATAAAACTGGAGAATCCGGCTACTTATTTGCAGGTCAAACTTGCTGCAGTCGTGAGTTCCACAAGTGATATTAGAGTCCTTTATAGACTCCTGAGAAGTGATTCCATTGCTTCTGAGGCACCATTTGAACTCTTCCCTGGATATGACAATATGACTGATACTGATGGTGATGGATATGGAGATCGAGTTATTGACTCCAAGTTGAACAATGGTAAACCCGACAAACGTGTACCATATTCGAAGGATCTTGAAACTTTCAGAGACTATCAGTTCACTGCAAGTGATCTTCCAGAATTTAATGGATTCCAAATCAAGATTATCATGACTGGTACAAATCAGGCTTATGTTCCAAAAGTTAAGGATCTGAGAGCAATCGCATTCGCATAATGGAATATCAAAAAGTTGAAGGCCATCCAGGTCTCATCCGAGACCTGGAAAGTAGTGCAATCATTAATAAGGATACAAACGCATATCAAAATTATATTGCTA